CTCCAACTTCCCAATCTCGCGTAGTTGCGCGGTCAATGACTTCTCCGCTAGGGAACGTGCGTAGTCCGGGTTGTCGGCTAGGTAGTAAAGGATTTCAGGCCCAAACTCACTATCGACAATTGATTCCCCAACCGGTGCGCTTACTGGTATATCACCAGCGGCGGCGATTGTGTCCTCATAGTCCGGAAGATTTGCCTTTGCAGTTTCTACGCGCTTTTGGAACTCGACCTGTTTTCGGCTCTGTTCTTCTTGCGCCCTGCGAGACATCTCTTGCTCATCACGCTCCCGCAACTTCTTATCAGTAGTCCACTCAGCCAGAGCTTCGGCATATTCCAGCGCATCATTAAACTGGCTCGGATCGGGTTTGGGGTCTGGATCTGCCGGTTCTGCTCTCGCAGGGTTAGCCTTAGTCTCCAGCTCCTTGATCCGATTCTCCAGCTCTTGACGGGCTTGGCGCTCACGATCCGCTTCTTGGCGGGCCGCTTCACGCTGCTTAGTCAGTTCTGAAAACCGCTTCTCAAGTTTTGGGTTTTGCTTCTTTTCACCTGTTGCAGCTTCACTTTCGCTTGGTTCACTCGCCTCTGCCTCGACTACCGGCTCCGCTGGTGCGGCCTCAGTAGGAGATCCATCGGGCGCTAAACCTAATTTTGCTAACGAAAACTCAGCTAAATTCTCACTCGTTACTACAGTTCCAGCCTGTTTCCGGGCCGGTTCTTGTGCTACATCTGACATGGATTACTCCAAGAATAAACCCAATGAACCCATTGGTAGGTAAATCGTATTAAAAACTGTTTCTTGTTAGGTGTCAACTATTGGCTATCTGTTGCTCCTGTTGCAAGAACGGGTTAGATGACTTGTTGACCTCTTGTTCCGCAAAGCTAGCCATTTGAGCCTGTTCTGCGTCCTTCTCGGCTATGACTTGGCGCAGCTCACCTGTGTCCATCCGCTTTAGGAGCATCTTAGTTATAGCGTCTAGCTCGGCCTTATTCTGGTTGGCCTGACTGTTAAGGATCTGCTGGTTGACCTTAGCCTCGTTGATGGTGTCGGTGTTGTAGGCCCGCGAGGTGACATCCATGAGCTTGCGCTTGGTTTCGCCTTCCTGACGGATGTTCTCAATGTCCCCACGGTACTGCTTCTCAAGCTCCATAGCCGCGATCATTTGCTGCATATCAGCAATCTGCTTCTCGGCTTGCATGAGCTTCATCTGGATCTGCGGTGGTATCTCAGACTTCTCGTCAATCTGGGCCAATGGGTTGTTAGCCGCAAGCCTATCCGCGATAACCTCCGCGCCCGGAAAGTCCATATTCCTGAACACCAAGTCACCCGCAAGATTAAATAACTCCTGATTGTTTGAGATCATGGGCATCATGGCCTCAACGGCCTCCTGACGCTTGCTTTGGTAGCCGGGGCCGGTGTCCATAAAGACATCGTATTCGCCCACGGTCACGTCATTTAGTACCTTTTCTACGCCCATCTCGTCCTGAACCCGCTGGTTTACGGTGATCATCTCGGGCTGACCGTCATACCCAATGATCCGCAAGACGCGCTCGCGGTCATAAATCTTGGGAATTAGATCAAGGATGATCCGACCGGTGTGCTTGATGCTCCGGGTGATGTTGTCGTAGAAGTGGAAGTTGGTCATGTCCACTTGCTGTTGCTGGCCCCGGATAGCTTTCCCAGACATATTGCCTTGGGGGAGCTGGGACGGATCGAATATACCGACCACGCTCTGCAAGTCCTTGTCCACGCTCATAGCCGCCGCAATAACACCCGCCGGTGGTGGCTCTGGCTGGAGCCTCTGAGGTGGTGGGGCTTCCTTGCCGTTGATGTCCGTCTGCTTGTAACGCAAGACCGGCATGGACTTGATGTTAGCCTGAGCCCACTCGTTCTCATGACCCTCGTCCTGACCCTCGGCTAGTAGCCACTTGGCCTTCGGAGCCAATGCGATACTCTCGGTCAAGCTCGTCTGCCAGTAGTTGTACATCCGTTGCGCGTCCTTGGCGTTTCGCACCAATCCGTACTTCTTGCGCTTGTCCTCAACCGTGAGCTGCTGACCGTAGACCGGAACCACGGGGATGTAACGACCAACCCAATCGCGTTCCTCAAGGATCTCAAGACCCGTGAGCTTGCACCACTTGATCTGCTTACGCATTGTTTCACGCTCACCAACCACGGTAATCCCCGCAGCCAACATGATCTCAGGGCTCGGGGCCTCGTCCTTGTAGACCTTCGTCCCATCGGAGAGAAGTAAGAGCTTCGTCTTTTTGCGCTCGCAATAAAAGTATTCAGCTACGCGGATGTCCTCCTTTTGAACCCAATCAGGATCAAAGTCACCGGTTCCGCGCTGGTTGAAGTCACCGCCGTCATCGGCTCCGGGGTATTGAATCCTAAAGTCATCCTTGCTCATTAGGGTCGTGATCAACACCTTCTCAGCGTCCGACCCGTCAGGCTGGACGGAGTTAGGGTCAAAATAGACCGAAAACGGGTTGTCGATGGGCTTTAGGTAAATTTCTTGGTCGAATGAATCCTCCCGAACATAGTCGGTAATGACCCGCCAATAGCCCCAGCCTATGCGGACTGCGTACTCGCCAGCGGTGTCGTAGGCGGTATCAGCGTCAGAGTTGACCTCGATATGCTTAAAGATCCCGGTGATGACATCCGCAACCTTTGCGTTGGCCTCGGAATTCATTGAGTGAGCCCGCATCCGTGGGCGGGACTGACGCATCTGGTTAACTATCTGTCTGACGTAAGCATCGAGCTTATTGATCGTGAGGCATGGTCTAGCCTCTAAGTGACGGGAGTTCTGAACCTCAACGGGCCATTGATTCCCTGCGGAAAACTTTAGGTCATCGAGACCTTGCTGACGGTTTTCGGTGTCAGCCTCGTTAGAGAATTTGAGAAAGTCTATTGCTTCCTGTATGCGGCTGTCCGCAGGGATAGCACTCGGAACGTCTACTTTTGCCATATATCACCCCATCCATGAGCCCGGAATCTGGTACACCGGCTTCTTGGGGCCAGCCTTCCGGGGTTCGTTTACCACCAATCCAATATACCTAAACGCGTCCGCGCCGTGGCTATAAATGTCGTGTAGCGGTGACTTGGAGAACTGTTTAGTATCTGGGTCAACATCATACCGATAGTGGCGCAGACATTGTAGCCCTTGATGGCAGTTTTCTTTATCAAAGTAACACTTCTGGAAAATCGTGCGGGCGGCGTTGATTGAGTCCGTAACCGGCACTCTCGGTAGGATTTGCACCTTGTAATTCGCTCCCCTGACTATGTCCGCAATCGACCGACCAGCCGCAGCCAATGTTGTGTTCTCCGCGTCATGGGGTAGCCAGATGGTGTCGTAAACGTAGCCCAATGACTGAAGCTGGGCCAAGTAGTAGCTCATGGTTTTTTGGTTGTCCTCAAGGTAGCGGATCAACCGGATCTCAAAGCCTATGAACTGAACGAACCATATCGCCGTGTTGTCTGCCCAGCCCAAGTCGAATACCGCGTGGACGGGCTTGATAGCGTCATACGGGACTTTGGTAATCCGTCCGTCCATCTCAGCCATAGTCATTTCTTGGGCAAAGACCGCCCCATCGACCGTACGTCTGCATAAGCCCTCCCAGACGTTCAGGTAGGCGTTGTGGTCGTGGATCTCAAGGTTTTCCTTTTCCTCCCGCAGGGTCTGGGGGAACCAAGGGTTGTCGCGCCATGTAATCTTCTGGACTATCGCGTTCTCAGGCGGGCTAATCACGAACCGCTGATAGGTATCGTCAGTCTCCAGCTCTGGGTTAAAGGTCACCCAGATTTCTGAGTTATCCCTACGGATGGTTGGGATCAGGACGTTCCAGCTAGTCTTGGAGATGGTCTGGGCTTCCTCGCACCAGCAGATGTCCACACCCTCAAAGGACTTGATCGACATGATGTTGTTCTTCAGTCCCGCAAAAAAGAACTCGGTTCCGTTCCTACCCCGAATTGAGGTATTCGTGACCTCGTAGAACTCCGATAGACCCAACTGAGCTATCTGGTCAGCCAAGAGCTTATGGACTGAGTCCTTGATTGAGACCTGAAACTCTCGGGCGCAGAGGATTCGTAGCGGGTCTTTGGCTCCCTTGATCAATAGGGCTCTTGCCACTCCCCAAGACTTTGCCCCACCTCGACCCCCGTAAAGAACCTTGTAACGCTTGGGCTCAAAGAGGCACGCAAGTTTGACCGGGAACTCAGCCTTGGCTACCGCTTGGGCTAGTAGTTCTCTATCTTCTACCTCAGACATCAATGGTCTCGGGAGGCTTTATGAACGTGACCTGTATCGCGTTGAGGATTGGAGAGCCATCGGCGTTCTCCATCTGGTTAATCTGGATTGCCTTGCCGTCTAGCCTGTCTATTACTTCCTTGACTGCCCAAGCCTCTCCGGTCTCAGCCGCAGTCAGCAAGGTCTCTACTATCCTTGGGAGTCTCGCAGGGTTCTGAACCAGCGCCTTACGCAGAGCGTCATGGAACATCTTTCCCTTTACAGCATTTGTATTACCTATCGGTGCGGCCATATTGATTAACTCAATCTATAAGTTCCTGACACGGAA